CGTGTTTGTATTTCATTAACACTAGCCATTTTGTCTTATATCAATCCATTCGTTAGATGTTAAAGGTGTTTCGTTTCTTATTGCTTTAAATTGTGTCATAGCTTGATACAAAGCATTTTCGTATTCTGATAATAATGTTTTTTCTCGACTGTCTGAGCCAGTCAAATTATAACATATTTTTGTAGCAAGCAATAATACAAAAGCATTTTTAAAACCTGTTGTATATTCGCTAGGGTCAGTAATTCTAGCAATATAGGTAATATTTAAAGCACTTTCGTTTGTTAATATATATTTTCCTTCTATTGTGTAATCAGGGTCATTCTCAATAGATATTAGTTTTAAATATTCGGGGTTGGTTGGTAATGCAAATTTATAACTCCACTGGTAAAGCGGTGTTTCGGTAAGCTTGTTTAAGGCTTGCCTACGCACCGCAAAACTCCATTCGGCTTCGTTCAAAATCTGATTTAATGCAAAATCATAAGCAAGTTTCAAGTCAGTAGCTTGTTGGCTTGGGTCAGTATCAATATCTTGAACACGACTTTTACCTAACTTTAACAATGCAAGATTACATAATTCAGTTTTTGAAGTCATAACTAAATTTTATATTCAATTTTAAATCCAACAGTTCCACCAGCGCTGCCAATGGTTATTGCGGTTAAAATTATATCAAGTTCAGTTTTTGGATCTACTGTTAATCCTGCAAGTTCCCAAAGTTCTTTAGCAGAATTGGCAACACTTACATTGTTTAAGCCGTCTATAGCTTTACTAGCAGTTGCTAAGGTTAAAGCATCAGCCAAACAATTGTCAAGAATAACGGAACCACTTACTTTATCTGGAGCATAAGCAACTCCAATATTAAAGTCGTTGCTTCCAGTTTGTGCAGTTGTAGAAACTGTGATTTGATGAAGTAAAGTGTTAGAAGGTAGTCTTGCAATTCTCCATGTTGAGTTAGCATTATCAGTAGTTGCAATACTTACAATTGCGGTAGTTGCCAAAATAGATCCTCTAACCGTTTTTGCTTGTGGCATAACGGGAGGAATTAAAGCAAGATTTGCTAAATTTACTATTTCATTTGAATTTACTGTAGCCATAAATTTATATATTTTTAATTGTTGATATTTGTTTTATTTAGTTCCGTCAGCTTTGTATTCACTTTTGCAACGAATTTTAACGATTTTTTCGTCTTCAATTCTTGTTGCACCAAAATTTAATTCGATATACATTTGACTTTGATATTTTTTGTCAGGATTTTCGCCAGCTCTCATAAATACCTCGCCAGGTAAACCTAACGCAATAGCTTGATCAGTAAACAATAATATTTCACGAACGTAATTAACTGGATATTTTAATAATTCAGTTCTAATAAAGTTAATTCCTAACCATGAACCGATAATACCTTTATCTAGAACTTGACCAGCACTAAAATCACGATTAATGATTTTATTATCTTGCAAAAGCAAAAGCTCCTCTTCGGCAGAAATAGCACAATAAATTTTTTCTTTAATATTGCCAGTTTTCATGTTTTTTCTTAAAAGAAACAAAGCTTGCAAAAGTTTATCAGCAGTTAAACCTGTTTTAGTTCCGCCTTCATTTCCGTTAGTGTTTCCTTGGCTTGATGCAGTTCCATCTTGATAAACTGTATTAGTTCCGTCAGGAAAAGAAACTTGAGTAGTTCCTTCTTTACCTTCAAAAGCAACTCCAGTAGCTGCATCAACAATAATTTGTTCTTTTTTTCTTTCTACTGCGTATTTTAAAGCATTTAAATAACCAGTATCTAAACCAACTATTGTTGATCTATCTTTATCAAAACGAGTGATAGCAACTGCGTCATCGAAAGTATCAAATGATAGTTTTCTTCGAGTATTTGCAATATCGGTAAAAGTTGTTTGTTCATTTGTTCCAACTTTTTTCTTTAATTCGGTCGTTCCTATTTTATTGATAAATAGAGATTCACCTTTAAAGATTTCTTTTCTTGCACAAGCAAATTCAAGTCCTGATTGTTGAACTTGAACCGCTTCAATTAGCTGATCGCTAAATTGTTTAGTGTGCATAACATTCATATTAGATGCCATATATATAAGATATTTGAATTAAAAAATAATAAAAATCGGGGATAATTCCCTCCTAATTGCTACCCTTAATTTCAAAGACTTATATAAGCTCCCTTTTACTTTACATCGGACAATGTTAAACTATAAAATACAAAAGTAAAATTATAAGTCAACAAAAAAATTTAATTTAGTTTTAAGTATTTTTAATTTATGTTCTACTTTTTCCAATTCTTGTAAATAATAATTATTAGATATGTTTAACTTACAATTAAGTTTTGCAATTTTAACTGACAATTTAGCTTCTTCTATTTCGTGTTGAGAATCATTAACAAATCTTGCTCCCTTTAAAATTTGTTCTTTATTTTTAAAAACAGCATTGCTAAGACTATATTTGTTTTGTTGCAATAATTCAAAAAATTTAAAAAAAGAAAAATTTTTTAAATCTTTTTTATCAAATATACAAGCTTTAGCATTGAGATAATCAGCATCAATAATTATCCCTAAATTATCATTTATTACAAGCATTGCATTAAGAATTATGATTTATTATAAAAACTGTCGTAAAGATTAAATATTTTTTGTTGCTTAACTGATTCTAATGCAGTTGATTCTTGAATTGCTTTAAGTGCACTATTAAAATCTGATTCATTCATATCCCTTGCTTTTGGAATAGAGCCAATCGAACCTTCGCTAACTTTAGAAGCTACTTTATCCATGATTTTAGATAAAAGCACTTTTTGATCGAGTGGCAATTTATGAATATTTTCCATTTCGTCAGGTGAAACATAATTCATTAGGGTTTTTTCGGCAATATCTGCTCTTCTTTCGTAGTCAAAACCCCATTCTTTTTTAATATTTTCTAATGATTGTTTGTTTGACTCATAAGCTTGTCTCTCTAATTCAATTTCTTGCGTTCTATCGGCTTCAAAAATGCTATTAAGAAATTGTTGGGCTACTTCTGGCTTAATTCCAAGCTCTAAAGCTCTAGTTTTAGCTGTATTAACGATATTATCTTCAATAGAATAGCCTTCAGGTAAGTTAATTTGATAATCTTCTGCTTTAAAAGATGCTGGCTCACTCATTTGTGCTTTTAATTCCGCTTCTACTACATCACGAGCTTTGCCAAAATGTTTATTTTTATGATAATAATCCTTAGCAATTGCGGATAAATCTTTAGGAAAGTTTTTTGATAACCTTTCATAATCGGCATCTTTTCTAATATCCTCAGGAAAAAATGAATTAAAATCAAAACTTGGCGTTGTTGGTGCCGTATCTTGAGAAATATTAGTTTCATTAACTGGGTTTGATTGTGTTGGTGCGGTTTGTGCGACTTGATTTTCTATTGTCATATTTTTTTTATTTGTTAATAGTGTTTAAATCTAAGAAATCGTCTATATATTGAAATGCTAATCTCATTCCCACTTGTATATGTGAGGATAAAACATCATCGCAAGTATATTCTCTAGAAATCAATTCAGGATTGATAACCAAAGCGGTTCTTAAATCTTTGTAAACTACTAAACCATCTGCCGTGCCAAATACATTATTAAAAATTTGCTTTCTTTCTATAAGCTTTTCTTGTAATTTTTTTTCTATCTCCATTAAACTCCCGCTTGTTTCATTGTTGCTAATGTATTTGCCTCAGTGTTGGCATCAATCATTTCTTGTTGTTGTGCCATTTGTTGCTGTCTCGCTTGTCGCTCTCCATCAACTCTATTAGCATCTTTAATTAGTTTAGGGTCAATTTGTAAAATATCCGCTTTGTATCGGGCTATTTCGTCAAAATCTATTGTGTCTAAAATTGAAGGGTTAGCTTGTGCTAAATTCATAATTGACATTAAGAAAACATCAACCGAGTTATTTTTGCCTAATTGGTTGGCTTGATTAACTGGATTGATAAATTCAATTTTCATTTTAGGAAAGGTTTTTTTTCCTGTAATCCCGTCAGTTGTTCCCATCATTTTATCGGGCATCTCAGGAAATGGAGCATCGGGTAATAATGTAAAATTTCCATCTTGAGCGTAAGATAATTTAAAAAGAATATCATAAACTCTATCAAGGATTGTTTCAAGATATTGTTGTAATGATGAAGCTAAACTTCCCATGATTCTATAGCTTTCAGCTCTTAGCTCTAATATTTGCGTTGCGGTGGCTCTTGGGTCGTCTAACACCGATAATTTATCTAAGAAAAATATTTTTCTAATTGATTCTTGTTTTTGTGTAATTAATTCAACTGCTGGATTAATTCCTTTGCTGTCGTTTATTGGCTCTACTGCTCTACCATTGCCAACAGGTGATTTAACCATGTTTAAGGCTCTAGGTTGCAAGTTCAATTGTTTTTCAAATTGAGCATTAACAATAAGAGGGGGATTTAATATTTTTTGTATTGATTCAAAGTAATCATACCACATGCGATTTAAACTTCTTGCATCGGCTAGGGCATACATTGCTTGTCCAGTTCCGTAAACTTCGCCCGTGCCTTTAGCTCCCCTTCCAACAGGAACAGGAAAACTATTAAAGCCAGTTTCAGCAATAATTTTGCCATGTGTTGGATCTAACCAAATACCTTGAAACGGCATATTTATTGCGTCAATTTTGCTTGCGTCCCTTTCAGTTCTTGGCATTATGTATAATCTAATATCAAAACTAGTGTTAGGTTTTTCAATTGCGGCTTTTTTTATTTTCTCATCAATGTTGCCTTCAACAAACTTATTTACAATATCTCTGGCGGTCATTTTCATTAACAAAATGCAGGTATCAACTTTGCCCTCGTCATTTTCAGTAATTAAAATGTTTTTAATGTGAATTGCTTTAAAGTTGATTAGCGATGATTTGCCCTCTTCAATTTTCATTGCGATTGTTCCAAATGTAGCAAAGTCTTTTAGATTTTCATGATGAGCATCTTCAAAATTGCCTTTAGTGTCATAGAGAACATTCCACATCTTGTCAGCTACTGCTTTAAGATATTCTAAAACTTTATCGTCAGTTTTTAACTCTTCATCTTCAATTTTGATTGTAAACCATGGGGTTGCTTTGTTTGTAAGAGTCCCGTTGAGAATTGAAGCAAAGTTTTCTAGTGCAATAACCATTGTTGAATCATTTGCAACAAATAAATCTTTTTTATCGCCTTGAGTCTTTTCGCTTGTGATGTCAGTTTTAAGTGGTCGAAAATACTTTGCGGTATCTTGCCAGTTAGTTTCGTAGTTTTTGCGAGTAGATTGTAAATCATTATAGAGATTGTTAAGCTCTTCAATTATTTTATCAGCCATATTAAATACCTAATAATTTTTTTCGTTCCATTACGCCTTGCATAGATGAACCCGCAAAAGTTGTTCGTTTCTTTAATTGCTCTTCTTGTGCTTTTAAATCAGCTTCACTTAATAATTTAAGTCTTGTTTGTTCCGCAATTTGTGCGTTTAATGCACCTGTTTGTTGTCCTTGTTGTTCAGCAATTGCCATAGCGTTTTTAGTTGCCGTATCTTGCCTATTTACAGTATCAACCGAGGAATCAACTATGCCTGCACCAACTCCAAATTGTGCTATTTTTTCGCCTCCTGGTATTGCTTTAGCTACTGCACCAATTGCTTTTTTCCATTTTTTACCAAATCCCATAAAATAAATATTAAATGTTAATAAGTTATTGGGCTACTTATTGCAGTATCCCATCGTTGTTTTGTTTGCCCTATGTTCTCACGATACGATACGGCTAAATATCTAAAAGCGTCTGCTCCATGTGAAGCCCAGTCGTGCTTTGGTTGCATTTTAAATGTATTATTTTTATTGTCAAACTCTTTTTTGTAATTCTTAATAGTTAATAATCCTCGTCTTGTTGTCGCTTCATTAAAAAAGCATTTGGGGAGAATAGCCCTAACCGCATCAATACCATCTTCAATTGAAAGCTTAGGGGAAATCATAAACCTTAAGCCTAGTTCTAAAGCCGTTTCTAGTCTTGATTTGCCATTAGTGAACTCCCTTATTTGAATATCATGCGGAGCGTAATGTTGCTCGTAGATGTAGGGCTTGTCTTTTACTTCTTTTATGTAAGTATTCATGCCCCTATTGTTGTCCTCGATATAGTCAATGATTCTTATTTCATTACCTATAAATTGAGCGAACCAAATTGTTGTGGCGTCCCCAACTCCCAAGTCCCAAAATGTATAAACGGGCAAAGCTGGATTATAAGGATAATTTCCTATGCGTCCCTGCTTGTCAATATCATCGATGATTTTAGAGTAATAAGCTCCCTCGATCGGATTATTAAATGAGCACAGAAACTCCTGATTAAAGAAATCTAATGTCTTGCCTTCGCTTAGTATCTCAGCTTTAACTTGCTCTAGTTGCTCTTGTGTAAATACTCCCGTTTCTTCTGCCGTTTTAATTTCACTGTGCCAGACTTCGGGCATCTTTTGAGCCATCTTATATAATTCGTAAGCGTGATTTTGCCCTTTCGGCGTGAAGTTAAACATTGCCCAGCCGTTATTTTCAAGAAGCATCGGTTGTATAGTTCCCCAAGCTCTAGGGTCTTGTTCTGCATATTCCGAGAATACAGCCCCCTTGATTCCTGCACCCCTTAAACTGTCTGGATTGTCCGAGCCTACAATCTGATAGATAGACCCATTTTTAAGTGTTATCTTTAGTTCCTTCTCATTTTTCTTAGCAATTAATTCTTGGGGTATATAGTCAATGTATTTTCTTCCTTCACTGTTCGTTTCTTGCCAAACTGATTTTGCCCCCTGAGCATAGGACGGGAATATGTGCCAGTAGGTGCCGACAGCTTCAAACATAGCGCTATATAGAATACGATTTAATGCAAGTAAATCTTTTCCTGCTCTACGATGCCAAACATAAATTGCCCGTTTTTTTTTATCAATAATCATAGCGTTCCAAAGCCCCATCTGGTACGGGCGGGGTTTGTAGTTGTGCGGGATTATTATTTCTTGCTTATTTATCATTATTGTTATTAAAAGTGGCGGGAATAACTATAATTTGCTGATTGTTGTTGACTTCGTTTTGTTTAAAGTTTAAATCAAACTCTTTGCGATTTTTTACTTTTGCTAAATATGTTGTGAATTGTGAAAGCTCGCACTTCTTTCGTAAGCTTGCGTTGGTATCATCAGCTTCTATAGATTCAAGATATTGTTTAGCTTCGTCTATTTGTATATAAGAAGCCAATTGTAAAGCGACCTCTTTTTTTTCTTTTATTGATTCTTGATTTAGAAAAAAACAAAGATTAGCTACATTAATGTTGAATTCTTTTGCTATAATAGCGTAGCTGGTATTATTACTTATTCTATTTAACACAGAATCTAAATTATTTTGGAGCAATTCAAATGAATCAGCTTTAGATAATTCTTTTTTCTTTATTTCTTTTAATTCATGCATTTTTTTTTACATTATTTGAACGCGTGCGCGTGATATTTAGACGATGATTAAATTTTTAATTATTCTTTCTCATATTTATTAATATAATCTAAATTTTATTTTAAAATTAATAAACATTAATAATCTAATCAATTATTGTTTCAATAATTTTTAAATTAATTATGTAGATTTATTTTGTCAACTTAATTTATTGATTTAAAGAAAAAAAGTAAGCAAAAAAAGAAACACTATCACTATTTAAGAAAAAGCTTTTTATTTTTTTCTTTTGTTTAACTAACTTATTTTAGTTAGTTTATTTATTTTGTTTTTTGTTTTTTTGTATCCTACCACATCTTTTGCCTTTGTCAACTTATTTTTTTCTCTTACTCCTTGTTGACTTCACAAGCATTTATATCAATTTGAATCAATATTATCAACACTTCATTTTTTTTATTATTTCTCTTGACACAATATTTTATCATTTTCTTAGCTTATATATATTTTATTAACTCCTAATAATACACTAATTTAATCACTTTATAAATCACTTTATTCACAAATTTATTTTAATTATTTTTAATCTTTTTTTTATTATTATTTCTTAATATACTCTTGAAGCCTTGGGACTGTAAGCTTATCTCATTTTGAATAATCTTTAAAATAAATGTAAATAGTGCTTGACTTTGATAATTTAATGGTTCATAATGTGTTTAACAAAGTGATTTATTAAATATTAACTTTAAAAAAAATTCTATGAAAAACGAACTTAATTTTAACGAAAAAAACGAATTAAAAGCAAAATTAAAAAATCCAGCTTTTAGCAATCTTTTAGCTTTGGCGAACAATGCTCGTTCACTCAAAGCGATGGACACCGCAAATATTATACCGAGACCTTTAAATTATTACATTAAGCAAATTCATGGCTTAAAAGACGACGAAGAGTTGTCAACTTTTAAAGGCTGGATTGCGAAAGGTTTCGCGGTGAAAAAAGGTGAGAAAGGTTATTTATTTTTTTCTAGTCCGAAAATTATAAAAATAAAAATGGTTGATAATAATTGTCAGCCCGCAGGCGAGGAACTCGATAAAAGATTTTGCACTTGCTATTTATTCAGCAAAACACAAGTTGAGGAATTAAAAAAATAATTAAAAAAATAACTAAAAAAACACCAAAAAAAACCCGCTTTATTAATTTAAAACTTTAAACTATGAACATTAAATTAGAAAATAACACAGCAACAAGCGAAATAAATTTAGAAGATAATTTTGTTTTGAAAATATCAACTTCAAAATACGGCAAAACCGTCCAAACAACGGCCACAATGTATAAAACAAAGGATGAATGCCTTTCGTCAATTTTAGATTTTTCGCGAAAAAAATTTATTAATCATGGAATTGTTAAAAGACTTACGAAAGATGAATTGATTAATTTCCATAATTTTGCGATTAAAAACGGCGATTTTTTAAATCCTGATTTTATTTCTCAAGAAAAAGAAAAATTAAAAGATATATAACAATTAACAGCAACACCACAAAGCCTATTTATTAATTTAAAATAAAACATATGAAAGACTTACAAGAATTAAAAAACCAAATTAAAAACTACTTCAACTATATGTTTGAAAATAAATCGAAAGAGGAAGTCGCTCAATACGACCACAATTCTTTTTTATATTTTGAAGCATTTCTTGACGAAATAAAATCAAGAAGATTCCTCGGAAACATTGATATTAATGATTTTTCGGATGATGAAATCGGCGTAGCGTATGACTCGGCGATCGAAGAACTTTTAAACTTAAATTAATATATATATATATGAGAAATATTTTTAAAAAATATACTTTCACAAAAACGCAAATTGATGCAATGCCTTTTAATTCAATAATCGATGAAAAATTTGCTGATGCTGATTTTTGCAAATTATTCAATACAGAAAAAGAAAAAATCATTGAAAAATTAGTCAATCAAAATAAAGAAAAATTAAATATAACAGTAGAAATAAGGAATCGATATTTTTTAGTTCATTTATTTTTTCACTTAATTTCAAAATTTAAATAACTATGACAAAAGAACTACAAGATTTAAAAGCTCAAATTGAAGATTTAAAACTAAAAGAATACAGCAAAAAACGATATTTATCAAAAAAATTATTATTAATTTAAAATAAAACATATGAAAAAATTAATTAATGCAACAATAACACCGGACCAACTTAAAAAACTTAGGAATCTCGCTAAAATTGCTAAAAATAGTTGTGAATCTCGCCCTTATTTACAGTTCATAAAATTTGAAAAAGTAATTGATTTTGATTGCGACGGGGCTTTTGTTGAAAAATTAGAAATAAGCGCAACTGATGGCTTCGTTTTTGCAAGCATTAAAGTTGAAGCAAGTTTTGAAAATTTCGATGAACCCGTTTATTTTTATTACGCTGGTTTCACAACAATCAATAACGACCACGACAAAAAAAACGATATGAATTTAAGCATAGAATCGAACCTTGATGTTTGGAATCGTCTTGATGTTTGGAATCGTGCGGTAAAAGGGCAATTTGACAAACCGCACAAATTAAAAGTTGGCGACCCTGAGTCTATGCCAGATTTAGCGCGACTTTTAATCACACCAAAGCCAGATTTTAGATTAGCAATATCAGTTAAAAAGCTAAAACAAGCGCTTGAGTGCGTGCAAGGTGATGATAAAATGCAAACAGTTCTAATTGAAGGCAACACGCAAGATAAAAGACAAATTAAAATATTGAACAAAACAGGCGAGGCAATCGCTTTAGTTTGTTTATTAAATTTATAAAACTCTTAAAAAATTAACAACTAAAACAAAAACTTATGAAAACAAAATTACAAAAACTAACGGCAATCAAGAAAAATCTTGAAAATCGCATTACAAAAATAAATGAGGAAAAATTTAGAATCCAAGGAATTTTACTTGTAAACGGAGTTTTTTTTAATACCGTTGAACAAGCTTTAAATAATGATTGGGCTAGTAATGAAGAAGAAAAAGAAATCTGGTTTAGCTTGCTTTTTGATGCAAAAGACGGCAACGAAGATGCTTTAATTGAATTAAGAGCAGAATTTAAATTCAATCCAGCATTTAAAAAAGAAACGGGGGCTTTCCAAATTTTTTCTCTTACTCCCTCTTGGATGCTTTAATTGAATTAAGAAGCGAATTTAAATTTAATGATGCATTTAAAAAACAAACGGGGGCTTTCCAAAATGTATAAAATTTATTTAACAATTCTTTTAATCGCCCTTTTTTGTTTCAAGCAATCGCACGATTCAAAAACTTATAAAGTTAAACTCGAAAATCAATTAGAGTTTAACGCCCACAGGCTTCAAGCGGTAATCGCTGATGTTTGGAAAATTAACAATTAATTAAAAACTTATGAAAGTTTTAAAAATAATTCAGATCAGCTCAAGAAGTGGAGATGACGAATCAAAAATTATTAAGAGGGAAATAAATGACTATTGGAGAAGAACGACAGAAAAAGGAAAAGCTAAACAATTTGCCGAAGCTTTTTATTTACTTGAAAGTGAAAATGGCGGTCGCTTAATAATCACTCAAGATCAAGCGAGTTGGAACCCTTGTTTTATATACATTCTCAAGGTTTTAAAAAAACACGAAGCGGACGAATTGCATTATTATTTTCACAAAAATTAACAATTAATTTAAACAACTATGGAAAAAAACTGTTATTGTTGTCAAAAAATTGTTTATTTGTGCGATTGTTGCGGTAGAAATGCAGGTTATTCTTTAAAAAAAGAAGGAAAATTTTGTTCAAAAATTTGCGAAAAAAAAGGAGCAAAAAACATAAAAAAGGAATCTAAGATATTTTGTAGTTATTTTTGCGAACAAAAAATTAGTTTGCTTGCCGATTTTAAAAAAGATTTTTTTAAGTATAATTTTCAAAAAGATGTTTTAAAAAATTATGGTGCAAACTCTTATTATTTTAAAAAGAATCACAATATTTTTAGATTTAGTGATCATTTAAGTAAGCATGAAATTTTAACAACATTTTTTGATTATAAACATCAAGATTTTTCTTTTAAAATTTGTGAATTTTCTTTGGTATTAAAAAATTATGGTGAGGAAGGAGATTTTTTTGTTTCTCAAAATCGTTTTGACTTTGTAATTTCAGATTTAACTTTAAATAATATTGAAACAAAAATTTTAGAAATAAAAGATTTTTTCAAAAAAGAAAATTTAATCATTAACAATTAATTTAACAACTATGAAATTTATAAAAAAACTATTTAAAAAACATAAAAAAGAAAAACCAAAAAGCTTTTTAATTACCGTTGGAGGTGGAGATGCTAGTTGTGATGAATTAGGTAAAAATGGTGAATCAATTATGAAACACGGTAAAGGCGGTGGCGGTGGTTCTGTGTATGTCTATGTGTCCGATGTCGATGGGTTTGTGAGTTCTGGAGGGTATGCCGTAGTAAATCATTGCTACAATTGCGACAGGCTAGAAGAAGAACTTAAAAAATCAAAACAAGAATTGGAAAGTATTAAAAACTTACTTTTATATTAACTAAATTAATTAAAAACATATGAAAATTAAAAAAACTAAAGAGGAAATAAAACAAAAACAAAAGGAATATTACCAAAAAAACAAGCCTAAAATTAAACAAAATAACCGACGCAAGAAGGAACGGAATAAACTAGAACAGAAATTCTACAAATACGGCTTTTGGCTTTTACTTACGGCTGGCGTGGTCAATTTAATATTAACTCAAATTTAAATCTTTATGTCATTAACAATCAAAATAAAACCAAATTCAACACTTCATCGACAAATTGTTTTTGAAGTAATCGAAGCCTTTAAACTTCGCAAGCAATCAATTCGTGGCACTAAGTCATACATTGACGAACACAACCCTAATTTTTTTATAACTTTAAAGCAAATTTGTTTAATTTTAGAGAAAAATAATATCGAAACTAAAAAAGGGGGGAACCGTGAGTAGAGAAATTAAATTTGCTTTTTGGCATAATTGGAAAAAAGAGATGTGGAGTGTGGACTCAATAGATTGGCGATTAAAAGAAGTTTGGAATGGCGGAGATGGTGCAAATTTAAATGATGGATTTTTGTTGCAATACACGGGCTTAGTTGACAAAAACGACAAGGAAATTTTTGAGGGCGATATTTTAAAAATTTATTGTGAAAATAACCGAAATTCATATTTTAAAGAAGTAAAATGGCTAAATGACCCTTTCAACAAAGGCAGATGGGATGCTTTGGATAATTGCGTTTTTACTTTTTGTAAAATCGTTGGCAACATTTACGAAAATCCTGAATTAATTACGGGGGTTAAAAATGTTTAAAGAAGAAATGTTTGCTTTTCTAATGCTTTTTATTTTTTTAATTCTTATTTGTATTTCTGAATTTAAAAAACCTAAGCTTACAGAACAAGACTACTTCAACAAATTCTGCACGAAACATTTTGATGTTTCTTGTGATAACATTAAAATTAGATAACTATGAAAATATCTCCAAACAATAAAAAATTTCTAAAGATTCTTTTAGCCCTACTAGCCGTTTTATTTGCTTTATATGTCTTTGACTTAATGAAGTATAAAACACGCTTCAATGAGCTTAAAAACGATGAAATAATTGAACTTGAAATACAAGTCGAGAATTTGCAAAACAAAGTCGATGAAATGGAAAGTCAATTGATTCATAATGAGAACGCAATAAAAAACACTAGCACCGAGCTTAATTTATGCCGTGCAAAATGTAAAACTTGCACTTATCATTTATCAGGAAACTACGAAAATTAAAAACTATGAAAATATCATTACAAATATTAATTTATTTAGTTATAGCATTAATCAGCATTGCTATTATTGCTACTAGCCCAATATTTGGCGGGCTTATTATTCTTGCTTTTTTAGTGCTTTGGTTAATTCCAATTTTGATCCAAAAAATAACAGAAATAATAAATCATGTTGACAAAGAATAATTATTGAGTAAATTGAAAAAAACTTTATTTTCTTTGGTAATGTATTTTATTGTTTTTTTTCATAGTTTTAGGGGGGAGTAGTTAACCCCCCGTCTATCACTCTCTTATTCTCTTAATGTCCTATCAAGGGGGTTGCAACATTAAGAGAATTGGATAGTGAAATTATCGGGACTATATTCATTGAAAAAGTTCTTAAAAAAAGAGTATACTATCCTTTCCTTTCTTTATAAATCTGGTGGAGCAGATTTATTTTATATGACACTAAGCCTCCACGCTTAGTGTCGCCAAAATCAAAGCGTGGAGTTATGACGAAACCATTACAACAAATTCAACAAGAGAATCGTAAATTTATACTCGAAGCAATTCATGGCTGTAGCTATGAAGAGGCTTTAAAAAAAGAATATGCTAAAAAAGGCAATAACACAATATCAGTTCCCTTTAGAGAATATGATGGTGAAGAGCTTACGCTCTCTAGGGTGCTTTTAGCTTTTAAAAATAAAAAAGTTAGAACTTGTTATGGAGATGAAATAATCTTTAATATTGCAGGTTCGCAATTTTGTGGATTAAGTGTTGAAGATTATGAATGTTATAACACGACTTATACAGTATACGGTATTTGTCTATGGAATCTCGAACTTGAAACACTCGAAGAGCAAAGCGAAGAGACTCAAAGAGGAATTAATGAATTTTTTAACGATTAATTTAAAACAAATAAAACTATGGAAACATTTTTTATAATTAAAATTGAGGTAAAACTAAGAAACTGTGAGGATAAGCGAGCTAGTCAAAAAACACCTTGATATTGATTATCTTTCTTTAAATACTTTTGAATTTAGAGATAGATTATTGCATTTTGAAAAAAAGATTAATGATTTAAATGAGGAAAATACAGAATTAAAACAACAAATTAACAATTTGACAAACAAAAATTAATAAGTATTATGAGAGGGCAAAAGCAAAGTAATTCAAGTGAAGATATGGAACTAGAGGATTTATTAACAGAAGAAACTAAAAGGCTTGTAGGCTATATTATGCCTATTCTTGAAGCTGAGAAAATTTCTTTAACAAGCAAATCTAATATCAAATCTATTCTTTGGAATTACAAAGAAAATTTAAAAGAAAAGTTAATCAAGGAAAATCATGACGAATCAAACACAAAATAAACGAGATAGTTTTATATTTTATCGCAGTTTTTATGACGCTTCAAAATGCCTAAAAACCGAGGAAAAAGCACAACTTTTTGATGCAATTTGCTCCTATGCTCTCGATGAGAAAGTAGAGCAATTAGACGGCACGGCTTATGGTATGTTTCAACTAGTAAAACCGCAACTTGACGCTAATAGAAAAAGATTTAATAATGGCTGTATAAAAAAGCAAAAAGGAAGCAAAAAGGAAGCAAAAGCGAAGCAAACTAAAAGCAAAATCGAAGCTAATGTAAATGTAAATGTAAATCCTAATGTAAATGAAAATCTAAATCTAGAATCTAAATCAAAATCTAAATTATTTATAAAACCAACAATTGATGAAATTAAAAATTATTGTTTAGACAGAAAAAATAATGTTAATGCAGAATCATTTAGCAATTATTACGAAGCAAGGGGCTGGAAACTAAAAGGTATTCAAATGAAAGATTGGAAAGCTTGCGTAAGAACTTGGGAGCAAAATAATAACAACTTTACAAATAATAACTTTAAAAAACCAGCAGGAATGCCACAGCCCCAATATGATGACCCCGATTATTATAAAAACGACGGAGGTTGGAATGATTAATTTTAATGAATATCTACAAAAAAAAGAAATCAATTGCGAAAAACACGGCAACCAGCTGGCTTATGTGTTTCCAAATAGGGAATCTAAATGTCCAAGATGCGAAGAGGAGCTAGAAAAAGAAAGAGAATTAAAAGCTATCGAAAGACAAAAAGCTAAAGATGCCGAGACTAGAAGATTATCAATTGAGTATAATTTTAAAAAATCTTTAATTCCTCTTAGATTTAAAAAAAATAGTTTTGAAACATACGAAGCAAAAACAAAGGAGCAAATTTATAATAAAAAAATGTTGATTGAATATGCAACAAATTTTGAAGTTAATTTAAAAGACGGAATTTCAGTTATACTTTCAGGAAAAGTTGGGAATGGAAAAACTCATTTAGCTTGTGCGGTTGCAAATTATGTTATTGAAAATTTAAACAAAACAGCGCTTTTTTTAAATGTAGTCGATGCTTTCTCTAAAATTAAAGAGACCTATGCAAAAAAAAGTGAAAATAGCGAATCTGATGTTTTAAATCAATTTTGTAATATTGACCTTTTAATTCTTGATGAATTTGGAGTCCAAGTCGGAAGCGAACATGAAAAATTGCTTTTATTTAGAATAATAAACACGAGATATGAAAATTTAATGCCAACAATTTTAATAAGTAATTTATCAGCGTTAGAAATTAAAAATTTTGAACATAGAATATATGATAGATTAAAAGAAGGTGGCTTTTTATTAACTTTTACGGGTGAAAGTATGCGTAGGAGTAAAACTATTTTATAATCAGGGAGCAAACTGATTTTAATATTAACAACTTTAACAATTAAAAACTATGAAAAACAACGAAAAAATAACAAACTTGGTTGATAAATTTAGAAATCAAGTTAATAAAGGTCTTGAAGATATAGTTGAAGAGTCGGCTGGTGATATGTATTCCATCAAATGTGATTATGAAATTGACAATGATTTATATAGATTTCTTTTTAAATTAGGTGAAATTTTGGGAAATGAAGATTTGAAAACAATGTTTAAATATGAAAAAACAATTGAGGAAATTGTGGCGGAACTTGAAGACAACACATGTCTTTCAGATTTTGAGGAGCTAGAAGAAGTGGAAGATACAAGTGATGCGGATAGCGATTCAAAATATGTTTACATTAATGAAATAATGAAACATATTCCAACTGGTAAATTTTATCAATTTTCTACGCAAAAAAGTGGAGAGGATTACGGAAAGCCTGAATTTATGGGAGAAGTAATCCAAAAACAGATTATAACAACTCAGTGGGTAAAAAATTAACATTAACAATTTAAATAAATAAATTATGGACTATGAAGAATTAAAAAAAGAAATTTTTGATAAAATATATAACGATTGCCCCAAAGATTTTTATTTTAAAGATAAATTAATAACAGAATATCGAGATGTTGCGGGACATTATTATAGAGTTTTTGCTACTAAAAATAAAAATGAAACAATATTGACAAGACAATATTTGGGTTCAAATTGCTTTAGTGCAATATTAACGAAATTATTAACTTAAATAAATAAAAACTATGAAAACATTTAAAATAAAACTAACGGGAGAATTTGGCGGAACACATGAAATCTATGTTTTAAGCTCTGTTGATTTAACAAATTACGAAAAACACAAAGAGCTTATAAATAAAATTATTATGAAAGATAATGATGACGAAGAACAGGATTTAGACTATTATTTAAACTACGGAAAGTTTAAAATAGAAGAGTTTAAACTCAATGAAACAAATTTAATTAATGCAGATAATTTATAAACTATGAAAAAAAAATATTACTACGATTGCCCGATTAAAGCACTTTACATGATGAAAGAGTTTGGCGTCAATTTTTCCGAAGCTCATGGTACTATGCTTCAACTATTAGACTTTGCAATAAATCAATTAAACGAAAGCGAGCTTTGTGATTTTACTACTGGAGTTATTGAAGATTTTCGTGGAATAGAGCAAATTTATGTTGCTCCAGAATCAGAACATATTTTTGAACCGAAAAAAGGAGACGAAGGTCGCTGGGCTAGACTTATAGGGGCACATTATGCGAATTATAACGGTGAACAATGGGTATCAGCTGGGATAGAGGAAAAACTTCCAGATATTATTTATCGAAACGGCAAACATTTTTTTAATCCAAAGGAGGAAAATTAATATGAAAACAACATCTTACGAAATATCTAAAAAACTAAAAGAAGCGGGGTTTGAAGCTGAAACTGATTATTATTTTTACGGGCAACAGTTGAGGAATTCGGCTTTTCCAAGTCATTCTACAGATGCTGATAGAAAAGTTCATGTTAAAAGCTACGAGCTCGAAACAATACTTGATGCTTTGCCTAAAATTAACAAACAAGAATATCTTTTATGTAGTGGTGGAATTGTTTATTTAAATGATGATTATATTTCAATTGGCAGAGAAAAAAACGAATCACTTGCAGATACCGCTGGCAAAATGTGGCTATTATTAAAAGAAAAGGGGTTAATATGTTAACAATTACCATAATTTATTGTTCAATCTTAATCTTAGGTATTATTTCAACTTTATGAACATCTTAATAATCGAAGATTGTCCAATTATGTCCCTAGTTTGGAATCATCAAGCTAAGGACACGGGACACACTTTAACATTTGTTGAATTTAAGGATGAGGCACTCGAATTATTAAAAAGCAATAATTATGACCTAATTATCCTTGATAATAATTTACATAATGAATTAGGCACAGAAATTGCGAAAGAAATAAAAGACATTACAAAGACTAAAATAATATTATCGAGTGCCGATGATAACCTTGTTGGCAATGAATTTATTGATGACGTTATCAGTAAAAAACAACTTAATTTAAAGGATTTATGATAAAATATTTTAAAATAAAAAAGTTGATTGAAACAAATCCAGTTCGTTTTGAAGGAACTTTTAAAAAATATCCTGATAGATGTATCAATAAATTTTTTTGCGAAAATATAATTATAACATCTACTTGTTGGCACTATCAGAATTTTGCAGAAGATTATATAATTGAATCAGAAAATAAAAAAATAGATTTAAATGAAAATCAAATAAAAATACTTTACGAACTAGCTAAAGAAAAGTACCAAAAACCATATTGGGTAAAATAAATAAAAATAATTAAAATAATACTTGACAATTAAAACAAGCCCGTTTATATTGATTGCATCACTACTAAAAAAACTAATGAGGGAAATATAGAGGGCATAACAAAGCGGTAATTCAGTTATTGATTTTATCGTGAGGTGCAGGAAGAAATCTCCCAAGGGGAGTAATGCGGGGCTTTGTTAATAAATCGTGAATATTTAAATGACTAGCGGGACAAGCTGATAAAGTTTTAACTTTAGTTCCGCTAGCTTTATAAATATTTAGCTTGCACGGCAAAAGATGGTGCAAAAATACTTTATTTACGGGCTTGGTCGCTCCTCTGAATAAAGGGTAGATTGTGTAGAGGAAGACTAGCCGTAGAAATACGCGTTATCAACGGTAGAAAGGTTCTAGTGCCGTCTTAGTGTGGGTTCAAGTCCCGCCACAATTGCAGTTAGCCTTCTGTAAAAAGGCAATATTATTAACAATTAAATTTAAAAACTATGAAAGAAATAACAATAAATAATGAAATTTACATAAAAAAATCAGAATCTGAATATCAACCCTCACCAATTCAGATTTTGGTTTTAAATCGAGGTTGGAATGTAATAGGTAATGTGAGAGAAAAAGATGGCAAAACTTATATTACGAACGCTTCAATTATTCGGAGATGGGGAACTACCCAAGGCTTAGGCGAGTTGGCAATAAAAGGTAAATTACCAGAAACTATTCTTGATAAATGTTTAGACATAAGTCTAGATACAGCTAATGTGATTTTTTGTATGAACTGCGACCAATCAAAATGGTAAACTTTATGGGCAACTTAATAAAAGAAGAAAATCAATCTGTGGAAATTACATACGGAAACGGAAACGGAGACGGATACGGAGACGGATACGGAAACGGAGACGGAAACGGATACGGAGACGGAAACGGATACGGAGACGGAAACGGATACGGATACGGAAACGGAGACGGAAACGGAGACGGAGACGGAAACGGAAACGGAGACGGATATTAAAACATTAACTTAAATTTAAAAACTATGAAAACACACATTTTAGTAAGCAACAAAAAGAAAATTTTTGAAATAAACAAAACTATCCGAAAAGATGATTGGACATTAATTGGTGAGAATTTTTTTGAAGCCTGCAATTATGACGAACAAAGGGGAATCCTAGACATTAATTATGTTGCTTATGCAATCGCTAAAAATAGGCAATCGTTAAATTGCCCAGCCGTGCCTTACTTTGAGGCTTTCACCGATGCGGAAAATCTTAAAATACAACAAGACTTGCAAAAGCGTTTATGCGCGTCGGAAATGAAGAGATTAATTAAAGCAAATCAAGAAATTAGATTCCATAATAAAAAATATGGCATCGAAGGCGCTGGTAAAAGTCTCGCAGAAGCAATTGAAACATTTATTGATAATGCGGTTGAATTTATGTATGAAGGTGATGTTGAATCACTGGGCGACGATGCAGAAATCTATTTTTATAATATGGAAAATTGCGAAGTATATTTGCCTAAAAAATATGTTAATCAAATTGGGGACGAGATTGAGTGTATAGTTATTGACAAAATAAATAGGAGAGATGAGGATGAAGAGGAGGAGGAGGAGGAAGAAGAGGAAGAAGAAGATGAAACAACGAAAGCCGAAAAGCTTTGGGAAATGAGTGAGGGGAGATAGTATGACAATAGAAAAAGCCGTGAACAATTTTTTAAAAAATAATAAAGATAAGCATCTTCAAGAGCAAATTAATGACCCCGCTAGGTCTGATTTTTTTAAAATATTAAATAAAAAGATAGATGAAATAATTGAAGAAGGTGAGGAAATTTTAGTGTCGTCAATAGGTTATTCATTACATCATCTAAAATTTATTATTAGTACACACCGACCGCAAATATATTTAATAAGTCAAGGATTTAATGCAATTTTAATAAGTGATAAATTGTTGTATCATCCTGCAAAAGGAATAAATGAAATTGGAATTATCATAGATAAGATTCAATTATTTTATATAGATAAGATTCAATTATTTTATAAAGAACAGGAAGAAAAAAAGGAAAAAAAGAAAGAGGAAGAAAAACAAGTTGTTAAAACTGACGATGATATTATTAACGAATTTTTTAATTTATGACTAACACTGAAGCACAAACCCAGCATTTTATAATACTACAAAAAATTAAAGAACTTGGCTCAATTGAAGGTAAAACTTTAACTGAGATTGCTAAAAAGCTTGGGACGAATAGGGCAACGATTTGGTCTATTAAAACTAAAATTGAAGGTTGCCAAAATTGTATTGAGGGTAATTTTAAAAAACTTATAACAACTTATAAAAAATCACATTACAAAAAGATTAATCTAAAAAAATATAAAGATTATTATGTTTTTTTGGAGCCAAATTTTTATGTAATTTGTTATAAGAAAAGTGATAAATTTAAACAATTAATGGGGATATAATGAAAATAAAAAAATTTGATTTTGTTTCAGTATTTATAATTTTACTTTTGGTATTGTTTTTATTTTTTGAACTGTATTTCAGTTATCTTATTTGGGGAAAAGAAGGTCTAAAAAATACAGTGATTAGTTTATTTATAATTACTACTATTCTTTGGAAAAGACTTGACAACTAATAAACCCCTGTATAATATAGGGCTACACCATAAAAAAATATTATTAACTTAAAATAAAAAACTATGAAAAATGAAACTAAAGGATTATCAGTAATTCAAAAAATCGAAACAACATTATTAGATAAATTGCCTCAATTTTATAATGGCGATGCTAATAAATATATTAAATCAGTATTGCTTGAAATTGCTAAAAGCAAATCAGACCCGAAAAAAGATTTATCAGTTTGCACCCCGCTTTCAATTTTAACGGCAGTAAAACAAGCGGTTGATTTAGGACTTGAAATTGATTCAAGGCAACATTGCCACTTAATCAAATATGGAGACAGTGCTCAATTGCAAATTGGTTATCGTGGTTTTATTTATGCTATTAAAAGAGCCTATTCCGATGCAAATATTGTTGTAAATCTTGTAAAAGAAGGCGATATATTTTCAATTAAAAAAGATGGCGATATTGAAGAGTATAACCACACAATAAAAGACCCCTTCGCAGGACAAGATAAAATCATTGGCGGTTATTGCTATATTTCTTTTACTCTTGGAAATAGAAAAATTGCTAAAGTTGAAACTGTATCAAAAGAAGAAATAAATAGAATTAAAGGAAGTGCTAAACAAGATTTTATTTGGAAAGCTTGGTTTGAAGAGAAAGCGAAGGTAGCAATAATTAGAAGAGGTTGCAAAGTAATATTTGCGGGCTTAAGCAATGATTTATTAGATAATCTTGTAAACAAAGATAATGAGAATTTTGATTTAAACCAAGAAACTAAATCAGAACCAAAAATTATTAACGATTTACCAAAAGTTGATTTTGAAGTTGAAGACGAAGTTGTTGAAAAACAAGAAACGGCTTTGACTCAAGAAGAAATTGACGCTATCAAAGCAGAAGAGTTTAGAGTCGCTAAGGAGGGTGAATAATGAAAGATAGATTTCAAATTATCGGTGCCAGTGAAATTGCTGGCATCATAAAAGAATATTTGGCTAACTTATTTGCTGAAAATTTAATTAGCGAAACAATAAACGAGAAATTGCAGGCAATGCCTAATTATCTTGAAACAAGATATTCGCTAGGTAAAAAGTTGATGCTTAATAAAGAACAATTTAAAAGATTTAACGAGTTTACAAGCAATAAATCTATGTCTCGTGGCAAGGAAATGGAGGAGGATGTAAAAGTTGATTATACCCTTCAACATTTAGAATTAAAAGTTATTGAAGACGAAACTCAAGCAGTCAAAGATAAAATAATTAAAGGTTGCAAATTCCCGTTTAGAGCAACAATTGATTATATATTAAGCGATGGCAGAATTCTCGAGTGTAAAACAACTGACATAAGTCAATGGTTTAAAATTGAAAATGACGGCTTGCCTTTTAATTATTATATTCAAGCTCAAGCTCAATTGTGGCTTCATGAAAAAGAAGTTTGCGAAGTTCATATTGCCGGAGTTAACACGGTTAATAAAAATCATCAAATATTAGAATCCAAAACTTTTAAGGTTGGCTTAGACCCGAAAATGGTTCGAGCAATAACCGCAAGTTTAGTTTGGTTTAGTGCGGAATTTGAAAAAGGCACTTTGTTTAATAAAGATGATAGCGATAAAACTAAAAAAGATAAACAAATTGATGAGTTTTTAGCACTTGAGAAAGGAACTCTTGAATTGCCACTTGAAAGCGATTTGTCGGCTAAATTAGCTCGATTAAAAGAGCTTGACGAGGCAAAGAAAGAATACGAAAAACTTGATAAAGAAATTCGAGAACAAATCAAGCAATCAATGCAAGATTATAAATTTGCTAGGTTTAAATCTAATCAATTTGCGATTGAGGCTAAATATAGCAATGAAAGCTATCATGATGAGGCAAGTATTAATGAAGCAATTGAGAAAGCTAAATCAATGAGCATCGGCGATGTAAAGTCGGTGAAGAAATTAACAATTAAATATTAGGAGAAAAATGGAAAATACCATAGAAATACAATTGGGTCAAGAACTTTTTAAATATGCAACTATACATTTTATGAGATATAAAGTTTTTAGCATTCTTGATAGAGAAGATGGAAGATATTATCAAATTAGATGTTTAACCTGTAAGCATGATAGATCATGTGAAATTTTAATTAAGTTAGATGATCGTAAAAATTTAAAATATGTTTCTATGTTAAATGATGACGAGGAAGATCCGCAGTATTATTGGCACACAACAGATGACGGAGACTTTTATTGTTTAACAAAAAAACAATCTTTAGAAAAATTTTACGAAAGAGATATGAAAAAGGTAAAAAAAGAAATATGCGAACACCGAGAAGAAATAAAAAGAAAAGAACAAAAACTTATAAAATATAAAGAAATATTAGAGGGATTAGAATAAATTTTAACAATTAAATACTAAATAATATGACAAAAATAACAGTTATTAGCGGTTTCGGGCAAGAGCCTGAGACCTTTAAAAATGTCTTTAACAATAAAGATGTAATCGCACTAAACTACCTTGAAACTAAAAACTTTGAGAATTTATTGACTCGTGATTTAGGAGCTTATGATAACGAGGTTGTTATTGGCTGGAGTCTTGGCGGGCAGGTTGCGATTCGATTAATTGAAAAGCAAATATTGAAACCAAAGCTATTAATTCTAATAGCTACGCCGTTTCAGTTTGTTGAAGATGATAAAAATGAGGTAGGAATGCCATTAGAATTATTTAATCAATTCCAAAATATTTTAAATGAAAATCCAAGACAGGCATTGGCATATTTAGGGCATTTAACACTTTTGCAAGATAAAAACCCTGAAGATGTTTTGAAAAATATGATTTCCGTTGAGAATACTGATAATTTATATTTTTGGCTTAAGGAGTTAAAAGACTTTAATTGTTTTAATGTCGATTTTAAAAACTTTCCAAAAACAATTTATATTTGTGGAGATGGCGACGCGGTCGTTAATTCTAAACAATATAAATATTTCAGCGAAAGATTTGGTGATTTTGAGATGCAAGTAATTTTTAGTTGTGGACATGCCCCACATTTCTCACATAAAAACGAATTTTTAAACATAATCAACGAAAAAATATAAATGACAACGGCAAAGCTTGCAAATTATCACGGCATAATTAGAGACGGCAAAGAAGTTGGTAAAATACAAATACTCAATTATTACGATTCAGGCGTGCCACAGCTTGAATATGATTTAGACAAAGAGTATTGGGGCAAAGGAATAATGACGCAGGAGTTAAAAGATTATATCGAGAGAATTAAAGATAATTATAAATTCCTAATTGCTATCGTTAAAAAAGATAATCTTGCAAGCATGCGGGTTTTGGAGAAAGTCGGGTTTAGTGATTTTTTTCTTTTTAAAAAAACCGGATATAAATTTTATATAAAAATGTTATGACAAACTTTTATAAAAAAGGCAACAAATATAAGAATGTTAAAACCAAAGATGGTTTTGATAGTGGGAAAGAGCGTAAGCGATTCTTAGAGCTTGAATTATTGCAGAAAGCGGGAATAATTACATCTTTAAATAAACAAGTTTCTTTTGAGTTAATAGATAAATTTACAGATAAAAGAGGCATAAAGGAAAGAGAAGCTAAATATATTGCTGATTTTGTGTATTATGATCGAGAGAAAAAAAGTTTAGTAATCGAAGATGTTAAATCGCCTATTACCAGAAAATTACCAGTCTATGTTTTAAAGCGCAAATTGGTAAAACAAAGGTATCCTGATTATTTATTTTTTGAGGTTTAAGCATGATGAGTTTTTTAGATTTTTTTCAACACATAGCAATTTGGAGGTTTAATGGAAAAATTAAAATATTATTTAAAAGAAATAAAGGCTAATTCAAAAGTTCTTTACAATGAAGAAACTTATGAAAAAGAATGGCGCCCCTATGGTTTAATTGCTCTTATGCCCTTAGTCGGCATAACGATTGCCGTAATCACGCCATTAACAATTATTTCATTTGCTTTTCATGGTGAGCCGTTAATGTATGTTTGTTGTTTTTTTTGGGCTTTGGTGTTATGGTATATATTAGCAATACTTTTTCGCAATTTATAATTAAGAGGTTTAAATGATAGAAATATTAAAGATTGCTAAAATTCCTTTTGCTATAATTGCAGTTTTTATTTTATGCTTTTGGTTTATTGTTTGTAATTTTATCGCAATAGGAAAAGTTTTAAATCACTATCATCCAAACACAGAAAAAACAAATTGTAAATAATATGAAATTACTTAAAACTTTTTTAATATTTTTTATTGTGTTTGGTGTAGCGTATTTCTTTACAGGATTTAGCTATGCTGATTTTAATTTTAAAAATTGGAAAGAATCATCAAGACATGGTATTCTTTGCATATCTTTGTTTATTACTTATTCAATTTTTTATTTTAGATATATTTTAGATTGATTTTTAATTTATCGAGTTTAAAATAAAAGCATACTAGACGCTTAAAAACGAGCTAGTCAAATCGCCAGAAATGGCTTCACTAATCAAGCGGTTAAGTCTTGGAAAGGCTAATAGAGATGTTAGTTTTAGGCAATAACTCCAAGACCTCTGGAACGAGCAAGCCCCCATACCATCATCGCTTTGGTAAGTTTAAAGTGGGGGCAAAATAATCTATAAATTTTAAACACGCTATTCTGTAAGCTTCAAGGGGGTTTTTACTCTTTTTATTCTCTTTTTATTCTCCTTTTATTCTCTTTTTACCCTATTTATTTACACCAATTATGCTTTTGCCCTTCGCCAGTATAAGGCACTGCTAATTCTCTATTTAACAAAGCTTTGGCAATATCAACACCGCCGACTTTAACCACAGCAACAAGTCTGCCACCATATTTATCCCACTTGATTTGCGAAAAAAGCAATTCTTTTTCTCCTATAACGCCAACTAATTCGTTGACGAATTTTTGTGCTTCTTCTGCTTTGGCTTTTTCTTTTTCACATTTAGCTTTTGAGCCTCTTTCTGGTGCGTCAATGCCTTTAATACGAACATTTAAACCAAGTTTTTGGATTAGCGGTGATTCTTGTTGAATGTTAATTGCTATAGTGTCTCCGTCAATTATTCTTAAAGCTTTGTACACATACATTTGCTCTTGTGCGTGGGCTGGTGAAGCTAGTAAGATTAGTATTAGAAAAATTATCATATTAGTATCCTTTATATTTTAAAATTAATTTAAGATTTTCTTCTTGATTTTCATCATCAATTTCTAGGATAAAATCTTTTTCTCCAGTTATTTCAATATATAATTTTTCTAAAGCCTTTACTGATTGACTGCCGTAATAATCATAAACAATTCCAGCGTTTGAAAAATTGTTAATTAATGTTGTACATGGTAAGATACAACCTTGAGAATTATCAATTGAGTTTCCGCTATGTATTCTAACGCCAGCTCTATCTTTTGTGTTTTTTACAAGATATAATTGCTTTTGAAACCTTTTTGAAAATGTCATTGTGCAAGGATATTTACCAACTAGAATGCAACTAGATTCATTTGCTTTCGTTTTAAGATTATCCGAATTATTTTCTTCTCCTGCGTAAAGTTTGGCGGGTTCTATAGTGTAAAATAACGGAGGAAAATTTGGTTTTGCTGGGTCAATTACGGCTCCAATTGTTGTGCCATATTTAAAAGTTTTACCATTTTTCTTTACCTCGGAATAATTGCCGTTGTTGCAATAGTATCTTTTTAAGATTAATCTTTTAATTGGTGGTTCAGCCACTTGTTCTTTTTTAAAAAATCCAAACATATTTATTATTTTTTACTTTTATTACATTCATTATATTTTACACATTTATAAAGAACCAACATTTGATCTACAAAGGTTTTAAATCTAAGTGGAACTCGTGCAATTCTTTTTTGCTCTTCCTTAGTAAAGGTGCTACGCCTTGGATAATCAGGAAGCGTATCGATATATTGTTGCAGCTGGTCTTGTGATAAACTTTTATTCAAGCGATTTGAGCAAGAAGTCATCATCAAGATTACCGCTATCATTATAATCAATCTTTTTTGCATTATCTCTTATTTTTAATGTTTCTTTTAATTTTACAATATTTTCTTCGTGAAAGATTTTTGTCTCTTCTTCGATTCTTTTATATTCTTGAATTTTATCTTGAGATTCAAAATAATTATCAACAAAACTAATAATAAATAAAAGCAAAAGCACGCCAATAATACCAATGGCAAAGTTTTTGGATTTTAAAATATAAGGTAAAATAAAACTAATCATTATTTTTTAATTAATCCAGTTAATAAATTGGTATTTCCTAAGCCAATGATAGCAAAAAAACCACCACCAGCATAAAACAAGAACCTTCCTAACAAGTCAAATGTTTCTTGTTTTACTGGTCTAAAAATGTCAACTCCTATCAAAATAAAATAGCAGTAAAAAGCAAATATATATAAAATAGAATAAAGTATGGCGCCTGTTTTTTTTGTAAACATAAGTTATAATTTATTGTTAATTTTTTCAAATAAATCGGTGTTTCGCTCTAGGGTTTTTGTCAATGCAATATTTTCGGTTTCTATTTTGTGAGTTCGCTTTTTGTAAGCATTAACATCGCCTTGTAATTCTTTTAATATTTCGTGTGTTTTTAAATCTCTTTCTTTATTTTCAACATTGTCTTTTTTTAAATCGACAACATCTTTTTTTAATTCAATATATTCTTTTTGCTTTTCTTTTTCTTTATACGCATAATTAAAACCAGTAATTAGAAATTGAATAAACTTTTTGCCCAAATAAAAAGCGATGGCAAGCTTGGCGATACTTGCATAAAGTGTATCATTAATTATTTCTTTTAGTACTTCTAAAAATCTAAAGTCCATTATTTTCCGCAAATATTTTGTTCAATTTTACCTAGCCTGTTATTCATTTCTGAAATATCGCTTTTGATAGGATTAATGTGTAAATTAACAATATCTTTAACAATATCTTTAACAATATCTTCAATCTTTTTTTTGCTCTGTGTTTTAAACCAATAGTAAGTAAGATAAATAAACAATGAACTTCCAATGATTGAAAATTCAGGCTGTTGTTTCATTAAATTAAAAATAGTAATAAAATCTAACATTTCTTTTTCCTCCAATGGCTACCACCAGCAATTATAACCGCACAATAAAATAATTTAGATTTCCACACTTCTAGCGAGCTATTGCGTAAGCCGTTGTAAAACGCCATATCAGCGTCTCTACGAAACATCTCATAAGGCTTTAATTCTGAATATAAGAAATCGTGAGCAATAGCATTTTCAACTCCAACATCGAAGTTGCTGACAAAAGGTTTAAATATAAACGGAATTGAAAAACCGTTTGATTCAAAGCCCGCTGGTATTACATAAGGCTCAGAAAGTCTTTGCCCCGCAAAATTGATATAAAATCTTAAATCTTCTTTTAGAACGATTTTATCTTTTTTATCTTTTTTTGGAGTATAAACGGCTTCCTCTATAAATTCAAACCCTGATTTCATTTTACAATAATATTAATATTTATTTTTTCAAGCTCTTCAATAGTCGAAACTTTTTTAATTTGCTCTTCTATAATGTTAAAAGAATTGCCAGCATTAGCTACTCTAGTAAAAATATGCGCAAATATTTCTTGTATTTTTGCAAAGCTTAAAAGGATTCTAACTTCGTTTCCATCCTTATCTTTAGTTGTATAAGGTATATTTGCCACCTTTTCAGTTGCTGGATTATCAGAAAGACCATTAACTTGCGTTAAAATAGTATTATAATCTATTTTAAGACTTGCACACAAAACTTTTAAGAAGCCTTGCATTTTCATAAAGGTTCCCGCAAAAATAATATTTGCAGAATCAGTTAAAGAACTAGCATCAGCAATATTATAAAAAGCGTCAATTGTTTTGATAACATTGCCAACTTTATCAATTTGCTTAACATCTTTTAGGGGATAAGGTTTTTTTGAAGCAATATCAAAATTAACTTTTAACTCATTTATTTTTTCTAATTTTGCATCAGTTAACCAGTCGAATTTTTCATATTCGCCACCATCGTCGATATATTTTTTTATCTCTTGGTAATCGTTGTTAGTTTCATTATTTGGCACATATAAACCGTTATTGTCCCAGCCGTTTTTTAATTGTTTTAACATAAATTTTTTTTTATTTTTAAATTAAAGTTCTGATGAAATTACAACGGCAAAAACACCTTCTAAACCAGCACCTGCGCTTGCAAAACCTACCCACGCATTATATTCAGATATTGCAATAATTGATGGACTGGTTAAAGAACCCGAAACAACACTAACAGAACCGCTTGGCGCTGAAACTCTTTTATTAACTTTATAAGGATATATGCATCTTTGCACCGCCCCTGAGCTTGAGGCATAAGACACTGCATAAGTGTATCCAAATTCATAGTATCTTTGGCAAGCAAATAATTCTTGTTGAATTGTTCTATATTCAAAAGTTGTTTGCTCTGGTGTATCTTCTAATTGAGCCCTGCCAATCGTCCAAGTCCCAGAAGTTTGAGCGCCAACGCTAAATTCAATTTCAATACCTGTTGTTGCTAATGCTGGTATTGCAATTGATGTTGCATATCTAGTTAATGTTGAATTAACTGTAAATGTACCAGTTGCAATTTGCGTAATAGTTGGCGTTGCAATTGTCCCGAAAGCGTCCGCAGTTGTTGCATAAGAAGCTTTCCAAGTTACGGTTGTTAAAAGTGAATTGGCTAAATCAATACTTAAAGTCGCAGTTTTACCAGCAAGATGTTGGCAATTTGTGGCTTCAATTCTTTGAGCAAATCCAATTTTTGAAACGCTGGACGCTCCAGTAAATCTGTAATTAAATTGATTTGGCGCAGTTCCTGCAACTCTTTGTCCCGTAGCATTTGCACCGGTGCAATAAGCATACCATCTATCGACTGTATAAGCTAAAACAGCGCCAGCAGTTATTGTTTGACTTGCTCCCGCGTTTCTTTGATCAATTGCCATTGCACCATTTGTTAAAATGTTGCGGTTTGGTAAAAGATATGCTATGCCTTGAGTTGTGGTGGTGGCAAATAAATCTCTTAAAGCCATTGCCCCAGACCCAGTAAAATAAGGCAATTTATTGCTAGCTCCCGATAAACCTGCTAAAGCAGTTAAATTAGCGTTTAATTGCTGTGCATCAAGAGTAGTTCGAGCCTGTGAAGCTGTTGTATCGTCAAGTAATGTTTTAGCAAAAGTAGAAACTGGAGCTAGTCCGACATCAGCTAAATCTTTGGTAGTAAGATTATCGCCAGCGTTATTAACTGTAATTACTTGATTAGCTTGACTTGCACCAATGGGAAATTCGATATTACTTAATGATGATGATTTAGGCAATTTGAAAACACGGTTTAGGTTTTCTTTTTGCTCTAACAACATTAAAGTTAATTTGTCTAAAGAACCTTCTAAAGCCGTTCCTGGTAAAGCATCACTGCCTGAGGTTGTAATATCGTTATTTTGTGTAAAATTAACTTTTCTTAATAAACTAACCTTATAATTATTTAATGGAGCAGTGCCAAATACAACATTACCTTGGTTTATTACGCCGTTTACATAATCCGTTGTGTTGTAGGTTATTGTATAATCAGTAGTTTCAATTTTGATACTTTCCGCACCAGTAGTATCGGCAACAATAACTTCTAAAGAAAATTTAGGAGTTGCATTTGATTCGTAAAAAATAGGGAAATCGAAAGCATAGGTAGTATTTACCCCATTTGCTGTATAATCTCTCCTTAAAATATTTGATGTTATTGTCATTTTTTTAAATTTTTTTGTTAAAAATACCTATATTTTATTGATTTGCAATAGCTTTTTCAAAATTATCCATTGCCCCAGTTAAAGCAGGATGATTATTAAACCAAATCATTCTCCTTATAGATTTTGCATCGGCTTCGCTTATCTCGCCTGATTTTAAAGCTCCTATTGAAATAGCGGCATCTCCAAGAAGTCCAACACTAGGACCCAATAAAGAAGCTCCAATATTTCTTGATTGATACCTCGATAGTTCACCTGTTCCAAGAAGACTAGAAGCTCCTAATCCAACTTTGTCGGCAATATGTGAATAATCAGCTAATATACCAAGATAACCGCTTCTATCTAAACCCTCAGCAAACCAAACTTCGGGGTCTCCTGATAATTCTTTTCCAGATATTATTGATCTAAAATAATAAGCCATCATTCCCAAACCTACTGCGGAAATTAAGCCATTTAAAACCGCCATGTCTTTTTGTTGTAAACTTGAAACTAAAACTTGTTGTGTAGCAGCAAAAACAAATGATTTAAATTGTCCAACAACTTTGCCCGCTTCAGTTTGCATCCATAAAGGTAAATCGCCAGCACCCACGGTTACTATTGTGCTATCAATATCAGTGTTCATAGCGTTTCTATATATTCTAACTGCTTCAGGATTATTCCATTTTTCAGTATTAGCAATTAATAATCTACCTACTTTGTATGAGTGTTGGCTTAATTCATCAGCAATAATTTTATAATTATTTGTACCTATTCCCAAATAACCTAAATAAGCAGTTTCTTTTTCATTAATTTTATTAAATTTTTTAATTCCATCAACCATTCTTTGTTGAGATAATACAGAACTAAAACCTTTTTGTGTATCATTCCAAACTGGCATTAAATTTATTTTTGACATAAATTTAGAAATATTTTCAGTGTATCTTTCAAATGCAGAAAGGTTGCTTGCAAATGGATCGCCTAAACCTGAAAAACTAGCCATCCTTTCAGGAGCGGTGATATCGTGTATATTTCCTGCTAACTTAGCTTCTTTAATATTTAATTTAATACCTTCTAAATTTGTGATTAAATTTGGTAATGTTTTTGCCCAAGTTTTTAAACCATGTTTTCTAATAGGATTTGAAATATCAGTAATCGAGGCAAGTGCAACCATTCCCATTCTTGTTAAATATAAATATTGCCTTGATAGTCTGCCACCTCTAACAATCATTGAATCAGGATTATCGGGGCGGGCATACATTCCACGCATTATCTTAGAAACTGAAGTAAGGTCATTAATTACGCTCTTTTTTTCTTTATCAATTTGTTTTAATATTTTAG